ACATCGCCTCTAATGTTTCCCTCTTTGGCTCCTGCAAATATCCATCTATCTCCCGGTGGAACTCTTTTAAGAACTAGTATTTTTTCTTCTTTGAGTTCTTTTTCCATATTAGAACACCTCTAATATTTTTGTTTCAGATACCTTTACCACTTCATATTCCAAATTCACACCCTCTGCTACAAATTTCTTAACTAACTTAGCTTCTGCTTCCGTTACCGATAATGCATCTACTAAATAGTTTTCTTTGTTCTTTTTTACTTTGCCTTTTGCATCTTCTACTTCTACTGATACTAATACTGAATAATACTTTGCCATAACTTTTTTTTTATTGTTTATTTAATTGTTTATTTAATTTTATATTCCGAAACCACCTTGTGGTAATTGAGGTTTTGCATCCTCTTTCTTTGTTGCTACCACACATTCCGTTGTTAGTAATAAAGATGCGATTGATGCGGCGTTTTCTAATGCCAATCTCGTAACTTTAGTAGGATCTATAATACCGGCTGATACTAAGTCTTCAAATCGTTCATCTCTTGCATTATATCCATAATCACCTACACCACTCTTAACTTCGTTTATTACAACTTCAGCCGAACCTCCACCATTTTGAACAATAATTCTTAATGGTGCTTCAATTGCCTTTGATACAATTAGGATACCAGTATGGTAATCATCTATTTTTGAATAATCAATATTTGCTAATGCAGGTTGTACTCTAATAAACGCAGTTCCACCACCTGCTACAATACCTTCCGCTACTGCTGCTCTCGTTGCGTGTAATGCATCATCCACTCTATCCTTCTTCTCTTTCATTTCTACTTCCGTAGTTGCCCCTATATAAAGGATTGCTACTCCACCTGATAATTTGGATAATCTTTCCTGTAATTTTTCAGTATCATAATCCGATGTTGATTTTTCAATTTGAGTTTTAATAGTTGAAATTCTATTTTGAATATCATCAACTGCACCACCACCATTGATAATAGTTGTAGTTTCTTTATCGATACTTATCTTTTCAGCTGAACCTAACAAATCTATTTTAACATCTTCAAGTTTGTATCCTTTTTCTTCCGATAAAACAGTTCCACCGGTTAATACGGCGATATCTTCCAACATTTCTTTTCTTCTATCCCCATATGCAGGTGCTTTAACCGCTGCAACTTTTAGAATACCTCTCAATTTATTAACAACTAAACCCGCCAATGCCTCACCATCGATGTCTTCTGCTATAATAAGTAATGGTTTGTTTAACTGTGCAGTTTGTTCTAATATTGGTAATATTTCTTTAATAGAAGAAATTTTCCTATCATATAATAAGATATATGGGGATTCCAAATCAGCATTTAAGTTTTCCTGATTAGTTACAAAGTATGGTGAAAGATATCCTCTATCAAATTGCATACCTTCTACTGTCTTCACTTGCGTTTCCGTACCCTTTGCCTCTTCTACTGTAATAATACCGTCTTTACCAACTTTTTCCATTGCAGATGCTATCATTGAACCAATCTCACTATCACCATTAGCCGATATTGTTGCAACCTGCTCAATTTCTTTTGATGTTGAAATCTTTTTAGAAATATTTGCTAATTCCTTTACAACCAATTTTACGGCGGCATCAATACCTCTTTTTAAATCCATTGGATTTGCACCAGCAGCAACGTTCTTAATTCCTAATGAGAAAATCTCCTGCGCGAGTACGGTTGCCGTTGTTGTCCCATCACCTGCCTGGTCTGCCGTTTTTGATGCTACCTCTTTTACTAATTGTGCACCAATGTTTTCAATTGGGTCTTCTAATTCAATTTCCTTTGCAACTGATACACCATCTTTGGTAATATGTGGAACTCCAAACGATTTCTGTAAAATTACATTTCTACCTTTTGGGCCTAATGTAACCTTTACTGCGTTTGCTAATTTGTCTACACCTACTTTTAGTGAGTTTCTCGCCTCTAAATCAAATTTAATAACTTTTTCCATAATCTATTTTTTGTTTTATTTGTATTCGTTTTAACAAATATACGAAAAGTTTTTCATTTTTACAAATTTATCTTCCTCTCCGTTGTTTGAGTTCCATTCGTTTTAAATATTCATTATCCCATTTATGTTCAACAGAAATTGGTCCATTTGCAAACTTATCTAAATCATATTTCCAAATAGATACACATTCATTGCTTGTAAATATATGTTCATATTTTCTATTTTTTTCAGATTTATTAATAATTTCTTTTTTTGCCATTATTGTTAATTTTTCAAATCAAAAAATTGATTTATTTTTTCTTTCACTTCCGGTTTCACTTCTACACGGTTTCCTTTTATTGGTTTGCTAACCGGTCTGTTTTTTTCATATTCAATTCTTGTTTTCGAAATTTCAAAGTATTCTTTTTCTCTTTCAATACCAATAAAATCAAAACCACCTCTAATTGCTGCTTTACCAGTACTTCCACTTCCCATAAACGGGTCTAATATTGTTCCATCGTTTTTAGTAACCAAACGAATAAGGTATAGCATCAAATCCGTTGGTTTGACAGTCGGGTGTATGTTACCTTCACTTCTATCACTCTTTGATGTTTTTGGGCAATAGAAGAAACGGGATGCTCCACCCGCATCATTATGTCTTACTGTTACTTTGTTACACAATCCTTTAAAAAAAATGTTATCTTCAGCAGTATAGCCAGTTTTGGTAGAAGTCGATTCACTAAAACCACTTTGTTCATCTAATATCTTACCTGCTTCTTCATCAAAGATTACATTTGCTGGAAATCTGCCTATTGTATCTGCTATGTTAGCGTTACTACTATCATAACCATCATCTAATCCTGTCAATGAGGGTCTACCATTTGCTTTTGATTTATAATCACCATTAAGTTCAATCCTGCAACCATCTATGTTTATCCCACCAGTTCCCCATTCTAAAACATTATCTACTACTGTTTTTTCACTCAAAGGTTTCCTTGCCATAACAATTGGTTCATGCGCAGGTTTAAGAGCAGTTCCCCATCCTTCCCATTCAGTATTGCCTTTTGATTCATAAACGTCTTTTGGTTTCCAATTATCATCATTTATGACTCCCAATTGCGTACCACCTTTGAACTTTAATTTACCAACTTCTCTTTCATTACCTTGTATCTTATCTACTGCCTTTCCAATATTCAAAGATTTAGGAAAACCTGAACCATATATCCACATAATCTGGTCTCTAATCTCAAATCCTGCATCTTCTATTCTTACTGCCATTCTGTGATATGTTCTACTACCTGCAAAGGATAATAAGTGTCCTCCTGGTTTTAGAACACGAAGGCATTCTTTCCAAATTTCTACGGATGGGACATCATAATCCCACTTCTTGCCCATAAATGATAATCCATACGGCGGGTCAGTAACAATACTATCCACCGAATTATCATCTAATTCTTTAAGTTTATCTAAACAATCTCCTAATAACAATTTCATACAAAAAACTTATATTTATCTAATCTATTTTTAATCAACTCAAAATACTCAACATCCTTTTCAATAAGGATACATTCTCTATTCGTATTTATACAAACCTCACCAAGTGTTCCACTACCTGCAAAATTATCCAATATCACATCTCCCTCGTTAGATAACATCAAAACTAATCTTTCAATCAGTTTGTAGGGTTTTTGTGTTGGATGATTTAGTTTTTCTTTACTATTATGTGGTAAAGCTGATATATCATCCCAAACATCACTTAAAGTTATACCCTCTTTTAATATACCCTCTGTGTATTCTTTTCGAGTTGTATTTGGTTTTATCTTTATAGTATTAAATGTACCTTTGTCACCATTTGTATAATAACATATAGGTTCATATCCACTTGATAATGCGTTTCCTCTTGATGAATTGAATGCCCGTTTTCTACTCCAAATTATAATTCGTTTTTCGGTAAAATACTTATCCAAAATAGTAGAAATGTGTCTGTTGTATTGTCTACCTGTAAAGATTACAACATTACCACCTTCTTTAACAATTCGTTTATATTCAATGATAATCGTTTCAGCCCAATCTAAATACTCATCTAAATTATTCCATTGGTTATCCCAATCTTCTTTAACAACACCATAGAAGGGCCAATCACTTATAATATGGTCAATACTATTATCATCTAATTCTTTAAGTTTATCTAAACAATCTCCTAATAACAATTTCATATTTTCTATTTTTTTCAGATTTATTAATAATTTCTTTTTTTGCCATTATTGAAAATGTTTTGGAAACTTTGAAATGATATAATTAGTAAAAAGAGTATGCATTCTTTTAGAAAAATGTAGATCGTGTAGAGTCCCATCTTTACCATCTGTTTCAAGATACACAGCATGTGAGGTTTCCCAAACTCCAATTTGTTTTACTATTTCCGATTTAGTTACAACCAAATCTGAATCCACTTCATCTAACCAACTCCATACGAATATTTCAAATGGAAGATATTTCTTTAATGATTCTAATATTTTTAAATAATTTTTTATAGATGCGTTTGAGTTGTTAGTTACTACCCAAATATCGTTTGACCTACCGTTTTGTAATGATTCAATTGCGCCTTCCATCCCTGTCAATGGCTCTTCCAATGCGCATTCTGTTCTGTCTTTTCTGTAAGAGTTTGTTCCTACAAAATAATCCAATCTATCATCTATATCATCATATTGGTTATCGGTATCTTCTACATCCATTACTGGGGTTTTTAGGGGAAGCCTCGTTCTATTTAAAGCGGGTAAGACTAATATGACAAAATCATCATTTGAAATATTCTTTAAATTTTTTAAAAAAATATCTAATATTGTTTGAAAATCCCTACTACCCTTTGATGAAACATAATACTTTTCACCATTAAAATTATGACACAATTGTTGAGTCCACGACTGCCACGAATCATTTCCTAAATTAGAATCACCAACTCCGGCAAAACTATCCCCTATTATCCATAGTTTTTTCATATTATTAAATATTACAAATCCACTGTCTCATCGTTCAACCAATCGTTTAATTTGATAGCCAACCACATAATACCACCTGTAATTCCAACTGATAGTATCAACCCAGCTACCAAATATAGTATTTTTGTTATCATACAGAGAATGATTCACCACACCCACACGTCCGACTTGCATTCGGGTTTATAAATTGAAATCCCTTACCATTTAGTCCATCTGAAAACTCTAGTTCCGTTCCAAACAGATATAATAATGATTTCATATCTACTAAAATTTTTACTCCTTTATCCTCTGCCAAAGTATCCGTTGGTAGTTGTTCGGTATCAAATGCTAAATCATATGATAACCCACTGCATCCTCCACCTTTAACGGATACTCTGACGTAAGGGGTTTTAAATCCACTTTCTTCTA